CGGAACTAGATTTAAATCAGCCATCGGGGCCACATTTTCAAATAAAACAAAGTCGTGGGCTCTCGGCGGCAAGAAGATCCAAAGAACTCTTTTACTTGAGCTCGTTTCAGAATTCCAAAGCGAGCTAGAAATTGATGATTACTCTAATGACACTATGGATCGCGGTCACGGTTTGGAAGCTCCCTCAACTACCCGTGCGGAGAAAAAGCTTGGTGTATCTTTCGAGACATGCGGAATGCTCCAAAGTAAGCGGCATAAAATGGTTAAATTTAGCCCTGACGCAATCTGCAAAAATGATGATGGTGTTATTGTCGGCGGTTATGAAACTAAATCAAAGGCAGGCAAAAAACATATTGAATACATGGAAGATGACATAGTGCCCTATGATTATGGATGATTGTGTTGAATGGTGGGCTTTTGGTCATTATGACGATAGGAACCATATCAATAATTTATTTCTTAAAAAGATATATCGCAGTGAATACACCGAATTAATCAACCAGGCAAGAATTTTGCTTGATGATTTTATTAAGGAAGTAATGGAAGTAGTTGAAAACAGAGGAGGTATTTATCATGCCTAATGTAAGCCATACGATAATTGCAAAAAGTGACCAATTAAACTTTGATGACATCCGCACGGGTGAAAAGATTATCGAAATCACAAAGGTGCTTGTAACTGCCACAGACCAGCCTGTATCTATCTTCTATAAAGATGATAATAATAAACCTTATAAACCTTGCAAAGGAATGATTCGTCTAATCTGTGAGGCTTGGGGCGAAGAGTCGGAAAACTGGCATGGTAAGTCAATGAAACTTTATGGCGAAGATGCTGTCCGTTGGGCTGGTCAGGAAATAGGCGGCATTCGTATCCGTGCCTTATCTGATATTGATTCGAGGGGTTTAAGTTCTTACGTTGCAATCTCAAGAGGAAAGCGCAGAAAGGTAACTATCGAGTTTTTGAAGGCTGCCCCACCTATTCAGAAAAAGCACAAATGTCCTCATTGTGAAGCCGTAGAAATTACATTCATCCAGCAGACAGAATTGTGGACATGTGGCGCTTGCTCTCATGAAATCGAACCAAAGAAAGAAACAACCAGTAAGGATAAGAAATAATGGAAATCACCGGAACACTAGTAGAAAAGTTTGACGCGGTCCACGTATCGGCGACATTCAAAAAGCGCACGTTTGTTATTGAATACGTCGAAGAAGGTAGAAATTTTCCTGAATTAATCAGCTTTGAGTTCACTCAGGACAAATGCGACTTAATCGAAAAGTATTTGATTGGCGATAAAGTCACCGTTCTATTTAATCTTAAAGGCAGGCTTTGGGTAAGTCCCCAAGGTGAGAATAAATATTTTAATACTCTTCAGGCTTGGAAGATTCACAGCGAGAAAGACGGAAATAGCTACAATAAAAGCCCTGAGTTTGTCGACCCTCCAGCGCCTGAGCAGCCAGTTATGCCGCCAGTCATGCCGCCGATGCCTGAATTCAATTCAGAAGACGATATAGCATTTTAGTAATAAAGATTTTACCGTAAGACGAATAAGAAGTATAAACTAAACAAATAAAGGAGTCTGCTTATAATATAGTTTTAATCTAGCTTTTTGAAGTTCAAGGCTCGATCGGATAATTGAGTTGCTCTTACCAGAGCTTAGCCCCGTCTTAATCGACGGGGCTTTTTTATTAAGGCAATAAGGGGATTTCCAAGGACGGCGCAAGATCTTCAAGTACCGAGCCGGTTATATCCGGGTCAATATTTATATACTCTGAATTGTTAATGGCAACATGAATTGTTTTGTTAGTTACGCAAGAAGTAAACAAAAGTGTACTTAGCATAAACAAAAGTTTATATTTCATTAATCTACACCGCGACTTTGTTCTGCTTAGTCTCCAATAAAACGAATATCTTGCTTATGACCTCGGACATCTTTCCTACTACCTCCGATGTTTTCCCGACTTCAATTAAAACGGTGTCTAGTTTATATGAATTGAGGCTCATTTCTTTATCCATAGCTGTTTGTTTTTGTTCGAATTTATCCATACGCTCATCCTGTGAGAATTTTGACTCTGATAACAAGTCGCATTTCTTATTTAAGGTTGCTAAGTCTTTGGCTAAAACTACAACCTTATTCATACAAAAAGCAAATACAGCCCCGATTAAACCGATAATTATTAATATTTCCTCAATAGAAAAACTCATTTAAAAACCTCCTTATAATTGCCGCCTCTGATTGATATTATACGGTCATTTGTGGTAAACTTCCATTATAAATCGGACTCCCATGCAAACCCGCCGAATATAGTTAAGGTCTTTAGCCATGCCTTAGCACGAAATTTCCACATCCCATTTTCGATACATATTTTATAAAGAAGATCATCAGCTATACCGCGCATTTTCTGTGAGCTGTCACCCTCAAATACACCCTTATCTGCTAGGTAATAAACGGCATCATGTACGCAAGAGGCTTCACGACTCGATTTAGTATCAATCGTCGGGCCACTCGCGCCAAAATCAAAGCCGGGTTTAATCGTTAATAAGCCATTCTTGCGCAGTGCAACATTATTGTCATCATAGGACTTATTAAAAATTAGCGTTTGTCGATGGTGGGTTATTTCGAGGACAAACTCCTGGCGTATAAATATCCACCAGGGGCTTATTCTCGTGTATGTTTTATGGAAGTTCATTAATTAGAAGCTTTCTATCACGATATTTGAGTTGAGCACATTAAATGTCCCGCCGCCGGTTTCTGCTAAGAACTCAATAGATAAATCGCCCTCTGTTGTAACCGCGAATGGTCTATTTATCATTAATGACGTGGGTTTGCCTGCGCCATTGGCATTTATTGAAACTGGGCCAGCAACAACACCATCAACAGAATGGACAAGCTGCATCTGAACCGTCTTGTTATTGGTGTATTCAAAATTAAAATTACACTCTACTCTTAGGCCCTGTAATCCAACTGGTCCAACTCTAAGGTTTGCAATCTCTATATTATCATTAGTTAAATCCGCTATTATACGCTCAGCAGTAGAGAAAAACGGCGATTCCCAGTCTGTGTATTTTTCAAAGCTGGTTGTTAACGCAAATGCAGTACTGCCCGTAAATCTTATTAATTGACCTATTGCCGGGTTGCTCATATTTACAATATCGTAAGTATTTCGCGCGGCATTCGCTACCAATTCAACATAAGTACCACCAAGCCCCAAAACATAATCGCCTGTTATGCCGTCGATAGTTTGGCCGGTTATTTTAACTGAATTGCCACCATTAACCACGCGCTTAATAAAGAACGCTACCCCGTCAACTGGAGCCGGTAAGGTTAATGTTATGCTGTTTGCTGTTGGGTCGTAGAATCTGCGCCTATGAGTCCCCGCCACTAAATTAATTGCCGCCGCCGTTAAGTCTGCACCGGGTACAATAGAATCAATCTGGTCGGTGTCTGTTGCTTGTGTGTCTGTGCCATTCGTTAAAACTGCCATTTTAATCTGCCTTTTTTAAATTAAGTAAATATTGGATCATTGTCTGAGTTTGTGATAGGGTCGCCGCTACTGTTTGATATTGCAGTAAAAGGGTCGAAGGTTTCCCAAATAATTAAACTCTCCACGTCATCGCATATATTGCCGTCTGGCTTGGGTTCGCCGGTCATCGCGTCAACTGGGTTAGCTAATGCGCCCGTCGTTAAATCCTCCCGCCAGATAGTCCAAACGGGGTTAATGTCTTTCGCCTCTTTCGTCATTGCTGCATGACAATGATAAATAATATTGGAGTCGACAGAATCGACAAGGCGTTGGTAAATCGTGCCCTGTAGATTATGAACGGCCCTGCCCTTTCCTGGTGTTAGCATTCTGTTCCCTTATTTTATAGAATTATAATATTTGTGCCGTCGCTTGTTATTGTTGCTGCTTCATTCAGTGCGGTAAGGTTAAAAGTTGCGGCCCCGTCGATTGTCTCGGCTCCGTCGGGGTTTAATATCACCGAATTTGCAGCTGCCGTTTTCTTTATATTTAATGTTTTGCCAGTCCATGAAGCTGCGGGCAATAGGGCGACCTCTACGTCATTGCTTGAAGTATCGCATACAATTATCGCATCAGTCAAGGCGTGGGATTCATTGGCTCCCGCTACTGATTGCGCGGTAGTGGTAAGCCTCGCCTCTACATCAGCCGCATTTAGATTTGCCGTCAAGATCATGTTACGGAGCGAAATTTGAATAGCCGGGATATTCGCGTTCGCCCCGTCAAAAAATAGCTGCTGTGCCATTACTGTTTAATCTCCGACTAGAGTAGATTCTAGCTGAGCCCTAGACAAGGCTTTTAATTCATCCAGCGTTAAGGATTCGTCAATTGGAGTGCCGAAAACAATCAAGTAATCAATTTCTAATTCCTCGATAGTTTCATAATTACCGCAAAATAAACGATAAGCAGGATGCCTATAAAGTTGGCTCATTGTTGACTTACGAATATGAATAGGCTGCGTTCGATCCTCTGCAAATAAGTAAGGCGCAAGAAGTAGAACCAACCGCCCT